AGATAATGTTCTAAATCGTGGCATTACTGGTGCTCGTGAGTCGATTAATTTTCTCCGTTCTTTGCGTGATATGTTGGCGGGTCATGCACAAACCAAAACAAATGTCACTACAAAATGGGATGGTGCACCTGCTGTTATTTGTGGAATTAATCCAGACAATGGTAAGTTTTTTGTTGGTACGAAATCTGTCTTCAATAAAGACGGCAAACTGAATTACACTAATGAAGACATTGACAGAAATCATCCAAATCCCGGTCTGAATGAGAAACTTAAAATAGCGTTAGCATATCTCCCAAAACTTGGTATTAAAGGCATCATTCAAGGTGATATGATGTTTGCAAAAGGTGATATCAAAAAACAGGCGATTGATGGCCAAAATTATATTACATTTCAACCAAACACAATCGTTTATGCAGTACCATCTGATTCAGTATTAGCGAAGAAAATGCTTGACGCTGAAATGGGTATCGTCTTTCACACTTCATATAATGGCCGTTCATTTGATACGCTTCGTGCTTCTTTTAACATTGACATTGGTCATCTTGTACCAACAAAAGATGTTTGGTTCCGTGATGCTTCATTTGTTGATGCATCAGGCACAGCAACATTTACGGCCGAAGAAACAAAAAAGATTTCTGAAATACTTTCAAATGCCGGCCGTGTGTTTCAATCAATCACACCATCAGTATTAAATAGAATTTCATTAAATGAAACATTTAACATTTATGTAAAGACATTTAATAATACTAAAGTTCGTGCAGGTGAACCAATTAAGAATACCCAACAACACACGGCGCAACTGATAAAATGGATTGAAGATAAATTAAACAAAGAAATATTGGCCGCTAAAAAAGAAGATACACGCCAAAAAAGAATTGCTGAGAAGAATGAAGTTATGAGATTCTTTAGAGGCAATTCAGCCCAACTTAAAATTATTTTTGATTTGATGAATCTAATTGTTGATGCTAAAGTAATGATTGTCCGTAAGTTGGAAACAATTAAGACTGCCGTAGATACTTTTGTAAGAACAGACACGGGTTTTAAAGTTACTGGTCCTGAGGGATTCGTAGCAGTAGATAAATTAACCGGCGGTGCATTGAAACTAGTTGATAGAATGGAATTTAGTCAACAGAATTTTAATGCTGCGAAGAATTGGAGCAAATAATGCCAGATACCAAATATGATTTAAGTAAGATTATGGCCGAATACGGCGATGATGATTTTGGTTTCACAACTGTTGATGAAGCAGAATATGAAGCAGTAATTGCTGAGAAAGACGAAACTGTTGAAGAATATAAACAAAGATTGCAACAAGTAGAAAAACTTGTATTACCATTTCTGACAAAACTTTTAAAGACACACGAACAGCCATACATACATTGGCCAAATAGAAAATCCGTTTTAGAAAGTCAGATTCAAAAAGTTCTCAATCTAACAAGAGGATAATATGGTAGAAATTACAGATAGAGCATATGAACAAATTCGTGAGATTATGCTCGATCAAAATACTGATGAACCTTTGAGAGTATTTGTACAAGGTGGCGGTTGCTCTGGTTTTCAATATGGTTTCGCCTTCGATAAAGATCAAAATGAAGATGATTTTGTATTCGAAGATAAAGGTATCAAAGTGTTGATTGATGCTATGTCCATGACTTACCTTGAAGGCGCATCAATTGATTATAAAGAAGAGTTAATGTCTTCCCAGTTTGTAATTAAAAATCCAAATGCAACCAACACTTGTGGTTGCGGTTCTTCATTTGCGGCTTAATATGTACAAGTATAGAGTTTTAATTCGTATAGAAAATAATGTGATTCTTGAAACTTTTATAGAAGCCAATTCGGAGGAAGAAATGAAAAGCATAGCTGATGCTATTCACGGACTATCGAATGTTGTAGAGTGGGTAATGGTAGAATAATGGCCTACTCAGAAAAAGTTATAGATCATTATGAAAACCCCCGAAATGTTGGCTCTTTTGATAAGTCTGATGCTTCCGTTGGTACTGGTATGGTTGGGGCACCTGCTTGCGGTGATGTTATGCGATTGCAGATAAAGGTTGACGATGATGGTATTATTAGAGATGCTCGTTTCAAAACATATGGATGCGGTTCAGCAATCGCCAGTTCGTCTTTGGTTACAGAGTGGGTTAAGGGTATGCATATTGATGATGCTGTTAATATCAAAAACACCGAAATCGCCGAAGAGTTAGCATTGCCGCCAGTTAAGATTCATTGTAGCATTTTGGCTGAAGATGCCATTAAAGCTGCAATTACTGATTATAAAACTAAAGTAGATTGTTGTAAAAAATAATATGGCATTTTTAGTAGCAAACATACCGCCAGTTCATTGTTGGATTCGTAAAGAATTTCTATATGATTTTCAAAAAGGTCATGGTGAATTTGAACCATGCATTTGGGTTTCCGCAAAATCAATTCGTGGACAGGCATTCCGCATAGAGTCTTATTTGCCTAACTACGGCGCCCTTTATGATAAACTCCCTTTACACGCATTTGTTTCTCGTACTAAAGATTTAGGACCATTTTTGCAATTAGATACTTTACAAATTTGGGATTGTTTCTCAAATGAAATTACAGTAATTCAAAAATCATTTTTGAAGAATTTGTCTTGTAAGTTTTTCGCTAAAGATAAAAAGTTTTATAATGGCGATTACATGTTTACGATTGATAATGGTTTCGCTGATCCTAATACTATTGATACAACATATGCTGAGTGGCCTGAAGACCATAAATCATTTAACTTTATTCAATTAGAAAATGGGCAATTCGCAGCACAACCAAATAATCGTTGTATTTTCTTGGACGCTGCATCTAATCCGAAAGAACTAAAATTTCCAGATTTCAAAGTGTGTACAAAATTGTATCGTGTCGAAACTAATCCAAAATGGGCACTAGGTGACTCTGATGATGTTATGTACGGAGACAAAGCATAATGTTAAAACAAGTCAATGGTAAATGGGCATTAGTCTCAAAGAAAACACAAAGACCTCTGGCTTACTACAAAGGTGAGGGTAAACCATCTGACGAATGGGTTGCCAAACAAGAGCGCCGCATACAGTTTTTCAAACAAGGATTTAGTGAAGAATCTAAACCTGATATTCTACCTAAGGCCGGCGCTGGTGCTTGGGGTACAACTGAACTGGTAAAGACATACATTAAAGATACACCGGGACAAGACTTTAAGAAGTTTAAGGCCTATATAAAAAGTAGATACTAATTTTGTTTTAAATTATGACAGGTGAAATATGAGAATTGAAGATGATATCAAACTTGATTTTAGAGATGTTTTAATTCGACCGAAACGAAGCAATCTTTCAAGTCGAAAAGAAGTCAGTTTATATCGAACTTTCAAATTCAAACACAGCGAAGAGGAATGGACTGGCGTTCCTATTATGGCTGCTAATATGGATGGAGTCGGCACATTTAAAATGGCTGAGGCTCTCCATGAACATGAAATGTTTACTTGTTTGGTGAAGAGTTATGATTTAGAATCTTTCGTTAATAATCAAGATTCGATAATTCCAAATTACTCAGCTATCAGTACCGGAACTAGTGATAAAGATTGGTCTAAGTTACAACAAATTCTAAATGTTTTTCCTAATATAAAATTTATTTGTATTGACATTGCTAATGGTTATAGTGAACACTTTGGTGATTTTGTTGCTAAAGTTCGTGAACGATATCCTAAGCACACAATTATTGCAGGTAATGTTGTTACCGCAGACATGACACAGGAGTTGATTTTACGTGGAGCAGATATTGTTAAAGTTGGTATTGGTCCCGGTTCTGTTTGTACAACAAGGGTTCAAACTGGTGTCGGATATCCTCAACTATCCGCCATTATTGAATGTGCTGATGCCGCTCACGGTCTTGGAGCGCATATTATTGCTGATGGTGGTTGTACTTGTCCTGGTGATGTTGCTAAGGCATTTGGTGCCGGCGCTGATTTTGTAATGCTTGGTGGTATGCTTGCAGGCCACGATGAAGGTGGTGGAAAAGTTGTTACAAAATATTTCAATCCAAAAGGCGAGCAATTCTTGGCCGATATTAAAAATGGCAGGTATGAATTCTGTGCTCATAAAAAACAATTCGTAGAATTTTATGGCATGAGTTCTGATACCGCTATGAACAAACATCATGGTGGTGTTGCTGAGTATCGTAGCT